GCATCATCAATAGCGCCATGTAAATTGGTATATGTGCCATTTAAGAACCAGTCATGTTTTGATGCATCCATCTGAACAAGTTCTCCACTACAGGCTCTTTCTTTTCTTGATTCATGTTTGACTTTCTTTTTAGGTGCATATTCCTTCCCGGATTTTACACCGTTCCTTTTCAAGAGCTTTCTTAAACTCGGCAGAGGGATTTGTATATTTTCAATATCCCTAAGACCGCGCCAGAAAGCAGAAAAAGGCGCTCCTTCATAATACTTGTGATAAAGTGAGATAATTAAGTTTTCAAAGTCTTTGTTATACTTTCGGTGATAGCCTGGATGACTTGGGCGCTTAAATGCCGCATCTCCAATTTGCTTATATCTGTTTTTTAATTTAAGAACGTTGCGCGATGCAATTCCTATTTTCTGTGCAGCTTGTAAATTGGTTATTTCACCACGACAACATAACGGTATATAAATAGACTTTCTTAACTGTTTTTGCTGGTATTCAGTCATAAACAGTCCTTCCCTCAAGTCCACCGAAGCAAAATGATAAACCCATAATTTAATTATCGTCAAGAAAAAAAAATATCTTAGATTTTGAAAAAGGTACTTGACATTCACAAATTTCCATTCTAAAATCTAAGTATAAACAACAGTACGAGCGTTGTGGATGACTTAGGTTTTTGATTGTTTCCTCCCGGATACAATTCAAATATACGGCCGCTTAGTTGCTCGTACCAGCTAGGCGGCCTTCTTTTTTTTAACGCGAATAGGAGCGCGGAAACTATGAAAAAGAACAGATATGAAGAGTTAATCTACAAAAGCGAATTAGCACAGCAGACAGCGCAGAAAGCAGAAACTAACTGGGCATGGCAGTATTGGCAGAATGTTTCTGACTATCTCAAAAAACTCGCATTACTTCTGAATGTTGAGGCGTTGTAATGATAACAAGAATATTTATGACAGAAAAAGAACGAATGCAGCCTTTCGGTCATGTAATTATCAATAAGCCGATGCACACTTTTGTACCAGTGAAAATGTGGGATAACTTCTTGAAGTCTTGGGAAGTTACAAACGAACGCGAAGACCCGGAGCATATTGTAGCAGAGGATTTGACAACAATATCGGCCGGTTGCTGTATTCACTGTCACAATAAAATCAAACCTTACAGCAATAAATATTATGAAAAAGGAATAGACGAAAGTTATGAATATTCCTTTTTGAAAAGTGAAGAGACAGGCTACTGCGAAAAGTGTGCAAAGGAAATAACAGCCTATGCAACTATTTCAAAGTTTGTGCCTTCACTTTCATACAGTGAAAGAACCTACAGAGACGGCGAACAACTTGAGCGAAAAGTTTACACTGACGGCTCTGTAGTTGAGGAACTTTCACAACGCGAAATAGCACAACAAAAACATTTATAGGAGTGGAACTATGGCAAGTATTGTTATGGTAATCGGGCAAAGTGGAACAGGAAAAAGTACTTCTTTGCGTAATTTTAAAAAAGGTGAAGCCAGTGTAATAAACGTATCAAAAAAGCCGATGCCTTTCCCTTGCGAGTTGCCGGTAGTAAATACAGGGAACTACAAGACAATTAAGGAACTTATGCTCAAGACAACATCACCGGCAATTATTGTCGATGATTGTACTTACCTTATTGTCAATGAATACATGGCAAATGCTGATGTAAAAGGCTATGACAAGTTTACAAATATGGCAAAAAACTTCTGGGAGTTTATGAACTTCTGTATCACAGAGCTGCCGGATAACAAAATTGTTTACTTCCTCGGACATTCAGAAAAAGGCGAAGATGATCGCGAACATTTTAAGACTGTAGGAAAAATGCTGGATCAAACTGTTGTTTGTGAAGGTTACTGTACTGTAGTTCTTAAAACTGTTGTTGAAGATGGACACTACTATTTTGCTACAAAGAACAACGGCTATGACACTGTAAAGAGTCCTATGGGAATGTTTACAGACGACAGAATTGACAACGACCTCAAAGCTGTAGACCAGCGCTTGAGAGAGTTTTTCAAGATAACACCAAAAAAAGAAACCAAAGAAACAAAGGAGAATAAATAATTATGAGTTTTGGTAATGGATTTAAACACGAGGACAGTTTTGAAATGTTAGATGAAGGTTACTACAAGGCTAAAATTACAGCTACAGAAGTAAAAAAGGGCAAGTTCGGCGACTACATTCAGGCAGAAGTTGAGGTCGAAGGACATCCTAACTGTAACCCGCATATTTTTTTGTTGAACGATATGCCACAAAAAGGCTACGGCTCTTTGACTTTGGAACAGGCACAAAAGACATGGAACAGAACCATGACAACTTTCTTTGCTAATTTCAAAATCACAGAAGGTGACTTTGATACAACTCACTGGGTAGGTAAAGAAGGCGAAATCACAGTACGCGAACAGAAGAAAAACCCGCAGTTCAACGAGATTGTACCTTACAAAGTAAAAATCGTAAAAAAGGCAGAGGCTAAGAAAACAGCCGCTGATCCAACAAAAGAGGAAGACTTCCCAGAAGATATCCCTTTTTAATTTTCTGAACATCTCCGCGTTTTGCGGTTATGGATAATTTTAGGGTGTAGCCTTGCTGTTTTGGCGGTTACTCTTCTTGATAGGAATACCGGCCTTGAGAGAACGCGAGAAACAAATAAACAGCGCTTTTATTTTGGAGGGCAACAAAATGGAGAAAGCAAAAACAAACGATATAAAACTTATCTATGCAGCTCAGACTGTTAGAAAAGTTATCAGAGCCATGCCAGAAGGAACGCTTTTTTATGGGTGGGAACTAAAAAAGCTATGTGTAAAAGAAACACCACAGCTTAAAAATATGTACGTTGAAACTTTTTTGCGGGAAATGAGAGCGCACTGTAAAGACTCTTATATCTGCGAAAGTAGAGCTAAATCACTTTATTCTAAAATCGGGAAAGCAGAATGAAAAAGCAGATTAATGACGGCTTTAAAATGTGGGGCAACTACGTTGAAGCAATAGACAGTTATACAAAAGGTAATGATGCACAATTCGGCCGCCTTATGCGTATCTTGTGTTACTACGGAATATATGGCGAAGAGATAGCAAAAACAGAAATTGAGAAACTGTTTTTTACTGGTGTTAAATCGTCAATTAATGCTTCTGTGCAGAACATTAAAAACGGAATGTTAGGCGGTCGCGGAAAATCTACAACAACAGAAACATTCAAGCGCCCTACTCTTGAAGAAGTCAAAGAATATTGTGAAGAGAAAAAGTCAAACATAGACCCGCAAGCCTTTTTTGATTATTACTCAAAAGTCGGCTGGGTTTATGGCAAAAATAAACTTCCTATCAAAGACTGGAAGGCTTGTGTGAGAACCTGGGAGCGAAACAATAAAGATACAAGCTCCTCAGATATTTTACATTCAACTGACGGAGAGAGTTTATAAAAAATGGCAGAGCAGAAGAGATGGGATGATCTTACCCAGGAAGAAAAAGACGCGCGTATTCCTTTACGCATTGAAAAAAATATTTGTGCTAAGTGTGGCGCAGAATATGAGCAACCGGCAATAGTTACAAACTTTTGCGTAATTATTGCAAAGTTTTGCCCTGACTGTGTAAGTAAATATGAGGCCGCAGAAAACTCAAAGGCTAAGCACATCAAAGAACAGAATAAAAAAGAAAGGCTTGAAGCTATCGGCATAAAAGAACAATACGAGAAAGCAACACTAGAAAACTATAAACCGATAACAGAAAGCCAACAGGAAGCGCTTAATTGTTGCAAGCTCTTAAACGAGGGAGAAATTACAAAGTTAGTTCTTTTAGGCTCTAACGGTGTAGGTAAAACTCACCTTGCAAGCGCTCTTGTTAAAAAACATAACGGCTTACTCATAACAGCTTATGAAATGTTTGCAACATACCGCGGCTGCTTTTCACCAAAGGCAAAAGAAACAGAACTTGAGATCATAAAGAAATATTCTAACATCCCTCTTTTAGCTATAGACGAATACGGCAGAACAAAAGGAAGCGAGGCAGAAGAAAACTTTATGAGTGCAATTATTGATAACAGACATTCAAACAACTTACCTACTTTGATTTTGTCAAACTTAATCAGAAAAAAAGACTGTATTTTTTACAGTAACAATAATAAGGCTTGTGAGAATTGCCAGCGTAATAATTGTCTTGAGTCCAGACTTACAAAGGATGTTATCTCAAGACTTAGAGAAAACTCAAAGGTAATTCTTATTGAGGGCAATGACTACAGAAGGAGAAAATAATGAAAATCTTGGCCGGAATATTACACGACACTTACCCAGACGAAAACGGAAAGGAAGTACCATATACAGACAAAGTTGTAGGAGTGCTTAAAGGTAAAACTTTTAAGTGTGTTTCAATTCCAGACTTTATGTCTTTTAATATGTCAAAGAAAGACTTTTTTGCAAAGGTTACAGACATTCAGGAGATTTGGAGCAAATGAAAACAAGACAAGGAATACCAATGACAGCAGAAGCGCTCAAAGAGTGGCAACAGGCTTTTATAGACATCGAAGAGAGCATTGAACAAATGGACTTGCGCGAGGAAGAGAATAACCCTTACGCAAAGTATTTAAGGCTTAAACAACAAAGTTTGTTTTAAAAAAGAATTGAGGGTGGGAAATTGAAATACGTTAAAAAATTAAAACGTAGACCCTGGACTATTCCAGGGCAGAACGATTTTGATTTTGAAGACTGTTATGTACAGAATTATCCGCCGCTTGATTTGTCAAAGTACGAGGAAGATAGAAACAGAGAGTTTTACAAGCTGCAGAATGATTTATTGACTGACTACAACAAGACTGGGGAAACAAACAAAACGATTTTGTGGCAGATGTTTCCTTATGTTGAAGGTGTTGTAAAAAGCCTTGCAAAGAAAAATATTTGCGCCGGTTGTAATGTACCTGACTTTGAGGGCAAGAGCTTTGAAGCAAGTTTGAGAGTGCTGAACTTATACGAGCGCTTTCCTTACTTTAGGGCAAAGAAATTAGAAAACGTTGCTTTTCATAAAGTTCGCGAAGTTTTCCTGGATGGTAACTTACAGCTGAATGAAAGAACAAGAGATTTTGACTACGTTCTTGAATTGGAACAGGAACGAGAAAAAATAGAAATGGGAGAAAACTATATTGATAACGAAGAAAACTAAAGAGCTTGTAGTACAGGCTTGCAAAGAAGAACTAAGAAACGCTAAATCTTTTGGAGAATTTTATAACTCACCACATGAAGCCTATGCAATTCTCAAAGAGGAAATCGAAGAAACAAAAGATAACCTTTCACTTGTAGAAAAGCGGCTTGAGAATATATGGCAGAATATAAAAGACAACGATGACGAAGAACTAGTAGCAAATATTCTGACTTTGAAATCCTATGCACTTCTCACAGTGTTTGAAGCGGTACAAGTATGCGCTGTTTCTGAAAAGTTCAAAGAGAGTTTTTAGTTATGGAAAGTTACAGATATTTTACTACAAATGAAGTGGCTCAAATGGCTGGTATATCTCACACTCACGTTTTTTATATCAGCAATAAGTTAGGTATTAAGCATGAGGTAAAATCTACAAAGACTTCAAGAGCCGCATTTTATACATGGCTTGATACACAGAGAATTATTGCAGAAGCAAACAAAAATAAAAAAAATGCTCCTAAAGTAAAAAAGGAAATTATTCTTACTGATGAAGAACAAAATGAACACCCTCTTGTTACTGATCCGCGATGGCTAAAATTAAATGAATGGCCGGAAATTGTACCTTCTTGTTTTGAGGAGTCAGACAGATATGTTGATTAAAGTTATCGGTTTATTTTTTATTATGGGTTCTGCCCTTGCAGCAATAATACTCAGTATTATTTTTACTTTTTACATTCTTGATGACGAAGACGAGGAGAAGAAAAATGAAAGTGATTAAATCAATTTTTAGCGGCCGGTGTTGTGACTGCGGGGATCCAGCTACAACACTTGTGGAAAGTGCTGGCTATCTATATAAACTCTGTAACACCTGTCTCGGTGAATGGGAACAAGAAAAAAATGAAACAAAAGAAAAAAGTTGTTGCGGGTTTGATTGTGTTGATGCTTGGAAATATACACACGGAAAGGAGTTTTAAGGAGTAAAACTATGACAGAAGAACTTGTTGTATCTTCAAAAATAAGTGAACTTGAAAAAGAAAATGCAGAACTGAAAGAAAAGTTAAAAACTGCATACAGAAAAGGTATGCGACACATGGCAAAGGCTTTGAAAGATTATGACAGAACAGACGGAGCGTGGACTGATTACTTTGAACATACAGTCGATAAGGTGCTACAGAGAGAACAGTTAGATTTTGAGGAGTACGGAACTTTAGCAGACCAACTCACCAAAGCAAAAGAAATTATTAAAAAGTTTTTGTTATGGGAAAATGATTGGCACGAAAAAACAGAAAGTAAGTATGAGTTATTGAAACAAGCAGAGCAATTCTTAAAAGAAAGCGAGGGTAAATAATGGCTATAGATTGGGAACACTTTAATTATTATTGCCCTAAGTGCTTCAATGCCTTTATTCTTGCAACCAAAAACAAAGAATATAACGTTGAAGTAAAATGCCCTAAGTGTGGGTTTATTTTAAGAAAGAAAAGCGAGGTGGAGAAATGACAGTAATAGTGAATAGCCTACGTTGTAGGTTTAAATAATTTTTGTCTCTACCGCTTAGACGTAAAATAGAGGGGTTAAAAAAATTGAGACTTGCCTTCCTGGTATCGTTGATATTGGGAAGGCTTTTTTTTACCTACTCAATATATGGGCGAAAATGTGGGCAAGTGTGGGCAATAAAACTAATAAATTATGGCTAGAACTTCAACAACATGGGAAAAAGGCACACAATCAAAATTAAATCATACTCCAGAAGCACACAAAAAAAGAGCTGAAACCTTCGCAGTTAAGAAAATGATTAAAGGCGAAGTAAATGACTATATACGCAAGACTTTATTAAACCCAGTAGACAAACATAAAGACCCGGTTTATCAAGAGTTATTAGACAAAGGTGCTAAGGAAAGTATTAAGGACATCAATTCACCAATAGGAATGTATCTTTTTAAGGAGATTATGCGCGAGGGTGTTCTTGATATGCTGGATGCTGAAACAGAGAAGTTTTTAAGCAAGGATGTAGACTTCTACCAATTCAGACTTCAAAAACGTTTATTCAAAGAGCAGAAAGATGTATTTAATGACTTTACCGCAAAAAAGATAGCGGTAATGTGTAGTAGACGAGCTGGAAAGACAGAAGGCAATAGTGACATAATTGTAAGGACTGCTGCTATTCCTAACTCACCTATTTTGTATATAAATCTCACTTTTGAAAATGCAATAAGACAGATGTATGATAGAGTTATTGCAGAAGCTGAAAGAGTTGAACTTACTATCACTAAATCAAGCAAGAGTGCCGGTTATATCTACTTTGCAAATGGATCTAGTGTACTTTTCAAAGGCAATAAAGACCGTTCAGAAGCTGACAAAATGCAAGGTGATAAATACCGCTTAGTTATTATTGATGAGGCGCAGTCTCAAGTAAATATGAATTACTTAGTCGATACAATTATCCGGCCTATGCTTGCAGACTATACAGACTCTCAACTTATTCTTACAGGAACACCACCGCGACATAAAGGAACATACTTTGAAGCTGCATTTACTAACCCAGAGTGGACTACTTACTCTTGGGATATGTTCAAAAATCCGTATATTGCAGACCCACAATTAATGATACAAGATATATGCAACGAAAAAGGACTGACAATAGACTCACCACTTATCCAGCGTGAGTTCTACGGAAAAATTGTATATGATACAGAAGCACAAGTCTTCAAGGGATATAAAGTTTATGACGGAAAACTCCCTATTGATTTTATTCCTAATCATATTTACGAGGGCGTAGACTTTGGTTTTGCAGATTATAACGGTATTGTTGTAATGGCAGCAGATACAGACCATAGACAAGCATATATAATCTATGAGCGCAAGTTTAATAAATCTGGTATAAGCGACATTATTGAAGTAGTAAGGGAAGGTTTTGAATGTGGTAAACGTGTACTTCTTGAACGAAATCAAAATGCAGATTTATCTAATTGTCAAATATTTACAGATAACAACGAAAAATCTATAACTTATGACCTTTCTCAAAAATATGGACTTCCGGCTTACTGCGCTTATAAATACGATAAGGCGCTTGCCATTGAGCAGCTTGCAGAAGAGTGTCGCACTGGCCGTATTATGAACATTGAAAATGGCGAAATAGTAAACGAGTTTGAGCAGACGTTATACAAGCGTGATGACCTGGATAACATCACAAGCGAACTTGATGACGCTTACCACCCTGATATAACTATGGCTCTGCTTTATGCTTCAAGACAATACTTCTATGACTGCGGCCTTGATGCAGGTGGAGAGTCTAAGAACAAACAGACAGGTGAGTTTTAGTTATGAATTGTAAATGTTCACACTGTATCAAATGGGTAGATTGTGGCTCTAAAGGTTTTTGCTTGTGTGAGGATTTATTCACCTATACAGAGCTTGAAGAAGATGCAACTTGTCCTGATTACGTTGAAGGCAAACCTATCTTGGAAGACGAGTTTGAAAGCGCACAGTGGTTCTAATCACTAAATTTCTGTACTCTAGTTTAAAAAATGGTCGTAAATGCCCCTAGGATTGAAAAAACAAGTGGTATTTAAACAAGTTAGTATAATTTATCGTTTAAGGGGTAAAATGCGTTATAGACAATCCTAGAGCGTGTTTTAACAAAACAAACAAAAAACCCTTGCAAGCTGAAAAACTATTAAAAGACCTGCAAGGGCTATGAGAGATGTGTTAAATGATTAATTCATTAGTTTACTAACATTATGACATACTTTCGTGTCGGTTCTGCTTACTCCTATAAGTTAGATTTTACCCTTCCTGACTTGCCCATTCGTTAGGAAGGGTTTTTCTTTTAACTAATGTTTTCAAGAGGTATAGAGAATGGGTTTGAGAAAAATCAAGAAAGACGTTGCAATAAACAGCTTTCTTTTTCCTTTGGAGATGTACACTTCCTTTCCTGGTAGTGTAATCATTACAAGTTACATTCTGAATGAAGATAAGCCGGATTTGTTGCAAATACGCAAGAAGTGGAAATATTACACAAGGCATGGACTTGGCTTTGACTTTTCAGACCCGGAGTATTTGAAAAAGCTCTGTGAAAAGTTTGAAGTAAAAATGTTTCCTCTTGAACTTGCTGCATACGTTCAGTCAGAGTTTAATGCCCTGATTTGTCCTTACTTTGAGGATGAAGAAGGAATTAAAACTGTATGGCCGCTTAGGGAAGATGGTTATTTTTCAAGAACATTAAGAAAAGGCAAGATTTACCCGCTTGCTGAAAAGGTGGCAGAAAATGGCTAACACAGTATCAAATATCTTTGGAAAACTTAAAACAAAATTCTCAGGACTTACACCGCAGAACCTTCTGGAACAGTCGGAACTTAACGCAAGTTTAGATAATAATAAAACTATTAAAATCAACAATCCGAAATCAGAGCGTTATACCTATCTGCCTAACCTTATAGGCACTAAGGCTCTGAAAGGTTTTAAGCCGGCCACAAGGGAAGAAAAAGACACGCTCTCACCTATAGGCTTTTTTAGAGTTGGTGAAATTGACGAACAGAAAAACAAGAAAATAGCTGAACAGATAAAGAAAGCAGCTGCAGACTTAGGAAGAAAAAAGCTCACTAAAGGACAAGAGCAACTTGTAAGAAAACAGGCAGAACAGGAACAGATGTTTACTCAGGATGTGCCATCTACAGCCATTAAAAAAATGAAGTATGATCCAAAAACAAAAGAGCTGTGGGTAACATTCCAGGGAAGTAACAAAAAATACTGGTATCCGAGAGTACCAAAAGAAAAGGTTGAAGAAATGATGGCGGCTCCTTCTAAAGGTGAATACTTTATGCAGAATATTCACGATCAATACTCTGTAAACTATCAACTTCATGGAAACCATAACCCGGAAAATACAAAGACTTCAAATAGACATATACGCAATTACTACAAGAAAATGCGTAAAGGTTATGAGAAAGGTATGAAACAAGGCACAATGCAAGGAGTATTAAACAATGGGCGTTCTTAAAGAGGCTATAGCTTTTTACAAAGAAAGAAAGCGGGAAGAAAAACAGAGAAAGACACTTGTTAGAAGAAAAATGGATTTTTCTTTATTGGAGCAGTTTGTACAGAAATGCAACGAAAACCCGGATTTGAGAATTGATATACACCTTTCTGATGGCACTGTTATCAATATGAAGACATACCAGAAGCGAGAAACACACGATTTAATAAACGGCAATATTTATGAGGTAAACTAAAATGAACGATGTACCACTAGTCAAAGATAATAAAATCAACGACATAAATACAAGTATTATTGCCATTAAGAAACAGCTTAAACAACTTAATGAAGCGGTAGGTTTGATAGATATTCCTGATATGCCTGATTTGTCTCCATATATAAAAAAGAGTGATGTTGTCGATGCTGTAGCCTCTGGCAATATGAACCCAGTAACAAGTAATGCAGTAGCACAGAGTTTGAACGGTAAGAAAAATGTACAAACCGCAGTAAATGACCCGACTTCTGACGGACAACAATATTGGGATTTTATACGTTCTATAACACAAGATACAAACGGAAAGATTTATCCTGTAAAAAGCCACGTTCCTTATGGTTGGACTACACAAGCAGGAATCGTTACAACTTATGATGACCCAAGTTATGATGAAGATAGAAGTCACGTATTAAACCGAATGGGATTTTTTAATGCAAATTTATATTCTAATAATGAGATATATACAGGGAAAACTTGGATAAACGGAAAACCGATTTTTAGAAAAGTAATAAGTGGTTTATCGCAGAGTGGTCACAATACGTGGATATATGTTACAACAATAACAAATATTGAAAATATTATAGATTTAAATTGTATTGGAATTGGAAACAATAATCATACTAATTTTTTAAGTCCGATATCAGAAATTTACAGCAGTAATGGAGATATTTATGTTTATATTGCTAATTATTCTTATACAGTAAATACTGCTATAATTGAATATACGAAAGTATGATTGTTATAATTATGATTTGCCAAATGTTACAGGTGTTTACGTTATTGTTGAATATGTAAAACCAGCAGGAATGTAAGGGTGTTAGAGTGTAGAAAGTGCGGTAAACTGTTTACCTAAGTTCATTAACTAATGAATAGAGGTAAATCAAATGGCAAATGCTAAAAGCAATATTTATCCTATTCAGTTACAGGGAGCGGAACTCTGCTTGAACCGATATGATGCAGAGATAAAACAATATAGCGGATTTAATAAAAATAACTCTCCTTTTATTGGTGGTTGCCTTAGCAATATTTTTACAAAGGATGAGGTAATTGAGGGAGCAACCAAAGACAGTGTATATATTGCGCCTAATGGTGATGTTTACCAGGTAACTACCGAAGGACTTTTTAAGAATGATGAAAAGATAATCGAATATCCAGAAGGTTCAAAGTTTTATACTCAACAAGAGATTGTTTTACCACAAAATCTTATTTATTATTACAGCGATGATGTTTATATAACACAGTTAGTTACAAACAAAATAGAACTGAATTGTCTAGGTATAAAAAAGACAGTTGAAATACAGATAGAAAACGCAGCTTATTTTATTGAGCATAAAATCTATAACGAAAAAGATTTTTATATTTTTGTTACAAAACAACACAATCAAATAAAAGCCTATTTCTTTTATGATGATGATTTTTTAACTTATTATTTTGATAGTGATACAGTGCTAGTATCACCGTCAACTTACTATAACTATATATATACAGAACCTAGTATCAAATTTGCTTCTGCTGACGAGACTGTTTTTGCTGTGATTGTAAATGCTCCTGTTAGTGGTATTAGCACCATTGGTAATAATGATTTTATTTTTGTCTTTCAATTTGATTTAGTAAATCAGAATGTAAATTATTTACATTATACAAAAGAAGTTATAGCTGATGATTATACAACAGTAATAAAAAACTTGTTACATTATTATTTCACAAAAGATAAGTATTATGTTATTCAATACCTAAAACCTTCTAGCGGTGGTAATACTGGTACTCTATGGCTTATAGGTAATTATGACCTAGTGTT